ATGCATTATCGGCAGGGCAACTTTGTACAGTTGCCGACTGACGATTGGGACGATGAGGATACGGGAATGCAGGTTAGGGCTTATTACTGATGGCCGAAGTATACCGAGGCTATCTGCCGGGCGAATCTAGCGTAGAAGATATACCTATCTTGGGGCCCGTGGTCAGCGCGTTGGCTCCTGTCGAGCGCGATGTCATCACGCCGCCTGAAACCACTTACGTCGAGGACATGGATCGGCGGTACGTGGACAAGGTCACCCCGGGCGAATACGGCGAACCGCGGCTGGGAACTCCTGCTGCAATACAGGGCATTCTTGATTTTGTTGGTTTCTTGAAAGATGACCCTAAGGGTGCTGCGTCCGCCATTGGCGAGGGCATCATGTCCATACCGGAGGAGCAGGCGCAGGGTGCGTTTGCTTTGATGCAGGGTGCGGATTATGCGTATGACCCGGAGACGGGGGAGACCAGTACGTTTGACCCGTTGCTTTTACCGGCGACCACGGCTCTCGGAACTGCGGCAAGTATTGCGCGTGTCGCGGACGACGGCTCTACGGTTCTTGGGATCATGGGCGGGCGCATGGCGAAGGACGGCCCCAGCAAGTTTAGCGAGGCCCGTGCAGCGCGGCGCACGAAGGACGAGCAGGAGGTTTTTGAAGAGACGGGCGCGTACTTTGACGACGAGCTTTTCCCCGACGAGAGCTCTTCATTTCGCTTTGAGATACCTACAGTGGACTCAGAGTTAAAGGGTATTGAGGATGTTGTCCGCAAATCGAATGACAGTTCTGCGGGCCCGGGGCCCCGTAACTATTTTTATATGGACGACAAGACGGATGTCACGGGTCTGAAGGGCGATGTTGTGGCGGTCAACTTGTTGCCCAATAGTCGAGTTAGTTTTGAGACGCAGATTGTGAACGCTGCGGGGGAGTTGGAGCCTGCGAAGTATCCGCGTCTTTCAGAGATTTTGGATTTTCCGGAGTTGTATAAGCAGTACCCTCAGTTAGAGGATGTTTATGTTGCGCGGCTGAATGGTAATGCTCAGGCTCTTATGATGGAGAAGGGTATTGACGGTCGCCCGACCATTGCTCTTGGGGCGGCATTTAGTCCTCAGATGTTTCAATCTCATTTGTTGCATGAGGTTCAGCATATAGTCCAGAAGATTGAGGACTTCCCGCGGGGCGGTGACGCGGCCAAGATGTCTGACGAGGATTACCGGCGTTTGGCGGGGGAGGTTGAGGCTCGGAACGTAGAAGATCGGTTTTTGGCCGCAAGGGCGTTTAGAAAGAGTGGGGCTAGGTCGGACACGATTCCTCCGATATATGATCCTTCAAAGGTTGTTCCGACACAGACGCGGGACACGAATCCTAGCCAGATTCTGTTGAAAGCCCAAGGCGGCGTAGTCAGCATGGTCGATCTTGCGCGGAACGCGGGCCGCGACCCTCGGGGCGTAGCTAGTCTAGCCCCTGTAGCTAGGAATATGAACCGGTCTATGTTAGGTTGACGTAAAGGAGATTATACATGGCGCGTGAACCGATTGCCGGGATGGTAGAAACTGCTGTCCCTACGCAGCTTGATCCGGAGGATCTGGCGGCAGAGGTAGAGCTGGAGCTCCCGGGTAGCCAAGAGACTGTGGCTTTTGAGGGCATGGCCGAGGGCATGGACATTGAGATTGTGCCCGAGGACGACGGCGGCGTTGTGATTGACTTTGACCCGCAAGACCAGCGCGGGAAAAATGATGACTTTTATGCGAATTTAGCAGAGGAAATGCCAGATCGTGAGCTTGGGCGTATTGCCAGCGAGCTGCTGAGCGAGTTTGATGCTAACAAAGCGAGCCGACAGGAGTGGGAAGATGCTTACGCCAACGGTTTGGAGCTTCTTGGTTTCTCCTACGAGGAGAGAACCCAGCCGTTCCGAGGAGCTACCGGTGTTACGCATCCCCTGCTTGCAGAGGCAGCTACACAATTCCAAGCGCAAGCCTTTAACGAGTTGCTGCCAGCGTCTGGCCCAGTGCGTACTGCGATCATCGGAAGTGAAACTAGGGAAAAACAGCAGCAGTCTGACCGCGTAAGGCAGTTTATGAACTACTACATCACGAATGTGATGGAGGAGTACACGCCTGAACTGGACCAGATGCTGTTTTACTTGCCGTTGGCGGGTAGCACGTTCAAGAAAATCTACTATGACGAGACGATGGACCGCGCTGTAAGCAAGTTTGTGCCTGTTGAGCAGCTTGTGGTGCCGTATGAAACGTCAGATTTGGAGACTTGCCCCAATATTACGCAGGTTTTGCGTATGTCGCTCAACGATTTGCGTAAAAAGCAGGTCGCAGGCTTCTATTTGGACATGGATGTCATTCCGGCACAGGCGGAAGCAAGTAGCGTGGGCAGCGAAATAGAACGAATTGACGGTGTTTCGCCGTCTCAGATCGATTATGACTGCACTTTGCTTGAGTGCCATGTTGATTTGGACCTTGAGGGGTACGAGGACACCGATGAAGACGGTGAACCGACCGGTATTAAGGTGCCGTATGTGGTCACAATCAGTCAAGACAACGGTCAAATCTTGTCAATTCGTCGTAATTACAAGGAGGGCGACGAAACCAAGAAGAAAATCCAGTATTTTGTGCACTATAAGTTCCTTCCGGGCTTCGGTTTCTACGGTTTGGGGCTTATTCACACCATTGGCGGGCTGTCACGGACCGCCACGGCGGCACTGAGGCAGTTAATCGATGCTGGTACGTTGTCCAACCTCCCAGCGGGCTTCAAAGCCCGCGGACTACGGATCAGAGACGACGATGACCCGCTTCAGCCCGGTGAGTTTCGCGATGTGGACGCTCCCGGAGGGGCTATCCGTGACAGCCTGATGCCGCTGCCCTTCAAAGGCCCTGATCAGACGTTATTCAATCTCCTTGGTTTCGTGGTAGACGCTGGTCGGCGCTTTGCAACCATCACGGACATGAAAGTTGGGGATGGGAACGATCAGGCGGCGGTTGGAACGACGCTTGCGCTGATTGAACAGGGCTCTCGGGTGATGAGCGCGGTGCATAAGCGTCTTCATTACGCCATGCGGCTTGAATTTAAGATTTTGTCGCGTGTGATGGCGGAAAGTCTGCCGCCGGAGTACCCGTATGCCGTTGAGGGCGCGGAATCCGCGGTCAAACAGACGGATTTTGATGATCGCGTGGATGTTTTGCCGGTTTCTGACCCGAATGTTTTCAGTCAGGCGCAGCGCATCACTTTGGCCCAGACCAAGTTGCAGTTGGCGGGTGCGGCCCCTGAAATGCACAACATGCACGAGGTATATCGCGACATGTATGATGCTTTGGGCGTCAAGGACGTTGATCGAATCATGCGTAGGGTTCCGGACGAGGAGCCGATGCCCAAGGATCCTGCACAGGAAAATATTGACGCCATGGACATGATCCCTCTGAAGGCGTTTGAGGGTCAGGAGCATCAGGCACACATCATGGCGCACATGGTCTTTGGTTCTACGCCGATGGTGGCTGGTATGCCTGCCATGGCGATGGCGCTTCAGAAGCACATCATGGAGCACGTGCAGATTGCCGCTCAAGAGCGGGCCATGCAGACCATGGCACAGCAGATGCCGCAGGCGGCTCCAGAACAGATGGAGCTTGCCATGCAGGGTCTGGTGGCTCAGTTTGTTGCCGAGGGTATGCAGCAGGTCAAGCAGCTCTCGCAGCAGGTATCTGGTCAGGGCCCCGATCCGTTGGTCAAGCTCAAGGAGCAGGAGCTTCAGATTCGTGCACAGGCCGAGCAGGCCGACGCACAGAACGACGCTGCGAAGCTCAATCTGGAAGCACAGGGCCAGCAGATGCGGTCCGATCAATTCCAGCAGCGGTTGGCGAGCCAAGAGCGGCAGACCGCGGCACGTATAGATGCTGCCATGCAGCGTGAATTTATTAAAGGAAGGGGACAGTAATGTCAGTAGTTAAGATTGTGACTAACAAGCCGGGCCCTGCGCCCAAGCCCGAAGAGACAGGCAAGATTAAAGAAGTTCCGATTCCGGACAAAATGAGTCAGATGACGGCTCGTGGGATGGGCGCTGCTACAAAGGGTGGCAGTTACATGGGATACAAGTAGCCCTTATGAGGGGACTACGGGAACACAACTATGGATCCGGTAACTGCTATGGCGACTGCTTCGGCAGCGTTTGGGGCACTTAAAAAAGGTTTTGCAATAGGTCGGGACATTGAGTCTATGGCCTCGGACTTGTCCAGATGGATGGGTGCGCTTTCCGACCTTGACCAAGCTGAAAAAGAAGCCAAGAACCCACCTATATTTAAAAAACTGTTTTCTGGTCAATCGGTTGAGCAGGAAGCGGTAATTGCGTTTGCCAACAAACAAAAGGCGCAGCAACAGCGATATGAGCTTCAACAGTGGATCAGTCTGACCTTGGGCAAGTCCAAGTGGGACGAGTTGGTCCGAATGGAAGGTCAGATACGTAAGCGTAGGCAGGAGACTTTGTACGCTCAAAGGGAGCGGCGTCGTAAGTTTGTCGAGATTGTTGCTTGGGTTGTGATGATAAGCGTAGGTATAGCTGTTCTTACGTCCTTTGTTCTTTTGCTCAAATCACACTCAGCAAACGCTTCGGATCAAATGACTATCTGTCGAAAAGTTAAATGTGAGAAGCTTGAAAACAGGCAAATGGTCTGCGTATTTAAAGGCCAGAACAATACGATTGAGTCTATGTTTTTTAGTCAGGGGGAGTTTGTTCCTAACGAGTATCTCTGCAAATACGATCCAAACGCTCGTAGGGACCGGACGATACAGGAGACTTTGAAGGAAATACGGGAGAGTCAAAAGTGAGCCCGAAAAGGTTTCAGCCGGATACATCCTACGCTCAGTATGATTTGGATGGTGATGGGGAGATCACAGACGAGGAGCTTGAACACGCCAAGGAAATACGAGAGACCGAGCGGGACCTTCGCAAGAGTTTGGCGCAATTAAGGATGGCGCGATACACGCTTATTGGCATGGGGGTATTTACTGCCGCCATGTTTACCCCTTGGGTTTCTGTTGAGCGAATTGAAGCCCTCAGTGAAATTAGCAGCCTGTTTTACATTTCGGGCGCAGGTATAGTTGGGGCTTACATGGGCACCACGGCTTGGATGGCCCGGAAGTGATCGATGCCTTTTTGCTATTGGTCTATTTGGGGACGGGGGAGTTTCGTAAGTTAGAGTCCGGAAATATGTATTTTTATGACATCAACGAATGCAATTTTTTTGCTAAGCAAGTTTCAAAGCGGTATGGGAACTATGGTTTTGCGGACTACATGGACCCCAAGGATCGAGTGACGGCCTACTGCGTTCCAAAACAGGTAGACCCTGAGATAATAAAGGTTTATTAATGATAATGTGGGACATGCACAATAGGACTACGCCGGAACAAGCGGAAGCGAACAGGAGAAGGCGAGATGCTGCAAGCACTGATTGGACCCGTAACGGGGATTCTGGACAAGTTCATCGAGGACAAGGATCAGAAAGCGAAGTTGGCTCACGAAATAGCCACCATGGCGGAAAAACACGCTCACGAAGCCAACATGGGGCAAATAGAGATCAACAAGGCAGAGGCACAGCATAGGTCTGTGTTTGTCGCCGGTTGGCGACCTTTTCTTGGCTGGGGACTAGCAACGGCCATGATATGGCACTTTGTTTTAGCGCCGGTTACCATGTTTGGTTTTGCATATGCGGGCATGGAAGCCCCGGACTTGCCGACATTTGACATGGACAGCTTGATGACTGTTCTGTTAGGCATGTTGGGTCTTGGCGGTCTCCGGACCGTAGAAAAGGTCAAGGGTCTTACAAAGTAATGGAAGCAAACTTCTTCAAAAGCCTTGAGATGGTGCTGAAGCACGAGGGCGGTTTTGTGGATCATCCGGAAGATCCGGGTGGCGCAACCAACAAGGGGATTACGCACAAGACGTATTCTGACTTCCTTGGTCGCCCGCTAGAGGATGTAAGCGAACTCCAGAATATTCCAGATGACCATGTAGAGCTGATCTACAAGCAGGGCTACTGGGATAAGGTCAAAGGGGACCAACTCCCCGCGGGCGTAGACTTTTGTATCTTTGATTGGAGCGTGAACAGCGGTCCGGGACGCGCAGCCAAGGCTTTGCAGAAAACTGTCATGGTCTCGCAGGACGGAGCGATTGGTCCGCGGACGTTAGCTGCGGTTGAAGAGAAAGACCCGATGCAAATCATTGAGGAAGTAACAGCGGAGCGGGAACAATTCTATCGCTCGTTGCGGACGTTTGAGACGTTTGGCAAGGGTTGGTTACGTCGAAATGATGAGACATGCGAGTATGCTTTGTTGCTCGCGGGAGGTATGACATAAGTGGATGAAGTCTTCTTTGCTGACGCTGTCCTACGAATTGTAAGGGACAGGCGGTTGACAGTTCAGGACTCGTTGATTTACGACAACGTCAAGAACATGGAGCATTATCGTGAGCTCATGGGTAATCTCAAAGCCCTAGATCACGTGGAACAGGAACTCAAGAGCCTGCTAGATAAACAGGAGCGCAACGATGGTTGATCTTGCTGGTGCCTCAAAGGGCGCTGAAAACTTAGCATCTGCATATGTAGATGTACCGACAGACAAGAAACTGGACCCCGAGGCCATCGGCGGTTCTCTCTTAGAAAGAATGCCAGAGCCCACCGGTTGGCGTCTACTTATTCTCCCTTACCGGGGGAAAGGTAAGACCGACGGGGGCATTTATCTTCCGGACAAGGTTGTTGAGGAAAACACGGTATCCACGCAGGTGGGTTACGTCCTGAAGGTTGGGGAGCTGGCATATAAGGATTCCGAAAAGTTTCCGTTTGGACCGTGGTGTGAGCAGGGCGATTGGGTCATGTTTGCGCGGTATGCGGGCTCGCGGTTTCGGATAGACGGCGGGGAAGTCAGGATTCTCAACGACGATGAGATCTTGGCACGGATCAAAGAACCCGAAGACATTCTTCATTTCTAGGAGCACGTGATGGCTGAAGAAAAAGCTCAAATTGAGCTAGACCTTGAGGACGAGGTTGAGGTTGAAGTTCCCGAGCAGGAACAGGACAAAGCGCCTGTTGAGGTTGCTCAGGAAGAGGACAATTTCGATAAGGCAGAAAGCGCCACGCAGAAGCGTATTGATCGCTTGACAAAGAAAATGCGTGAGGCGGAGCGCCAGCGGGAAGAGGCGCTCAAGTATGCACAAAGTGTGCAGGCTGAAGCACAGCAGCTCAAGCAGCGCATGGACACCCTCGATACCAATTATGTGCAGGAGTACAGTAACCGGGTAGAGAGTCAGATGGCCTCTGCGGAAAGTGAGCTTGCTCGGGCCATGGAGGTTGGTGATACTAATGCGGTTGTGGAAGCGCAGCGCAAGATCACTCGTTTGGCTATTGAGAATGACCGAGCAGAACAGGCTAAAGCCCAGCAAGAACGCAGCGCACAGGCGGTTGAGGCGGAGCAGACGCCACAGGTTTCTCAACCTAACCCGCAAGCACAGCCGCGCAGACCGGATCCGAAAGCTGAAGCTTGGGCGCAAAAGAATGAGTGGTTTGGCTCCGACGAAGCCATGACCTACGCGGCCTTTGGCATTCATAAAAAACTGGTCGAGGATGAAGGGTTTGACCCCAAGTCCGATGATTACTATACTGAACTCGACAGGCGTATGGGGGAAGAATTTCCACATAAGCTTGGCAACTCCGGGGGAAGCAGACGGCCCGCTCAGACCGTAGCTTCTGTATCCCGCAACACCTCTGGGCGCAGCAGTGGGAAAAAGGTTAGACTCACCCCTAGCCAAGTCGCGATTGCGAAGAAATTGGGTGTGCCGCTTGAAGAATACGCAAAGCACGTGAAGGAGTAAGCGATGACTGAAGAAATGTTTGAAGGTTCGGTTAAGAGAACTCCTCGCGCAAAAACAACTCGGGAGAAGACGGCTAGGCGTAAGCCGTGGGCTCCCCCGTCTATGTTAGATGCACCGCCTGCACCGGATGGGTTCAAGCATCGTTGGATCAGGGCTGAGACTCGTGGTTTCGACGATACGAAGAACATAAGCGCAAAATTGCGTGAGGGATGGGAACTGGTCCGTAGGGACGAGTACCCGGACTTTGAGGCCCCGGTAGTTGAATCAGGTAAGTATCAAGGTGTGTTTGGTGTGGGTGGACTTGTTCTCGCTCGCATACCGTTGGAGACTGTTGACGAAAGGGCTGCGTACTTCCAAGGAAGGACAAAGGACCAGATGGAAGCGGTTGACTCCGATATGATGCGTGAGAATGCTCATTCGACAATGACGATCAGTAACCCTGAACGTCAGTCCCGTGTAACCTTTGGGGGTACTAGAAAGTAGCCCCGCAATCAGGAGAAAAGTAAATGGCAAATGCCCTTACTGGTGGCTTTGGCCTTCGTCCGATTGGGATTACGGGTAGCGGTCCAAACTCTACTGGGACAACCCAGTACGAAATCGCATCCAACAACACCGACGCGATTTATCACGGCGGTATTGTAATTCCTCTCGCGGCGGGCGTCATAGGCAAAACAGATCAAGCGGTGGCACCGCTTGGTGTGCTAAACGGCGTTGAGTATGTTGACTCTAATACGGGTAAAACCGTGTTTAGCAACTACTGGCCCGGTTCTAACAACGTAAGCGTTAACACAAACCATCCTGTTAAGGCTTTCGTGTTCGACAATCCGATGCAGCTTTTTGTTGTTGCGGCAGACGGAACTAACACTGATCGTGCTACTGCACTTGCAGATGTCTTCTCGAACTGCGACATGGCTTCCGTTAACAACGGCAGCACAAGCACCGGTCAATCTAGTGACATGTTGGACATTAGTTCGGCTGCGACCACGAACACCCTAGATGTTCGTATCGTGGGTCTCTATGAGGACGAAGCAAATGAAGATTACTCCGCAGCGGGTCATCAATACATTGTTCGTCTGAATGGTCACTTTAACACGGGTACAACCATTGCGGTTGGCACCTATGCAACAACCGGCATATAGGAGGCTAGGAAATGGCTATTTCAAGAGCACAACTAGCTAAAGAGCTAGAGCCCGGGTTGAATGCACTTTTCGGCCTTGAGTATGATCGTTACGAAAACGAACATGCGGAAATCTTTGACGAAGAAACCTCTGATCGTGCCTTTGAAGAAGAGGTGATGCTTGGTGGTTTTGCAACAGCCCCGGTTAAATCTGAGGGCGGAACCATTAGCTTTGACGACGCGCAGGAGACTTTCACTGCACGTTATACACACGAGACCATTGCGTTGGCCTTCGCGATTTCCGAAGAGGCCATCGAGGACAATCTTTATGATCGTCTGGCCTCGCGTTACACCAAAGCTTTGGCTCGTTCCATGTCTCAGACTAAACAGATCAAAGCTGCGGCAATCTTGAACAACGCTTTTACAGCGGGTGCAAGTGCCATAGGCGATGGTGCGGCGCTTTGTTCGTCCTCTCATCCTTCGCTTACAGGTAATCAGCGGAACCTGTTATCTGTTGCGGCGGACCTGAACGAGACCTCTCTTGAGCAAATGCTCATCGACATTGCGGGTTTCACGGACGAGCGTGGTCTAAAGATTGCTGTACGGGGCATGAAGCTCATCATTCCAAAAGAACTGCAATTCATTGCAGAGCGCGTGATGAACTCAAACCTGCGTGTAGGGACTGCGGACAACGACGCCAATGCGATGCGTAACATGGGTATGCTGCCGGAAGGTGCCGTGGTTAACCACTTCTTGACCGACACAGATGCGTTCTTCATCAAGACGGATGCACCTAACGGTTTCAAGATGTTTAACCGCTCGCCGATCAAGACCGCCATGGAAGGCGATTTTGACACTGGCAACATGCGCTTCAAGGCTCGTGAGCGTTACAGCTTTGGTGTCTCCGATTGGCGTTGCGTTTTTGCGACACCCGGCGCATAATCAGGTTGTGTAGTTGGTATCTGTACGGGGAGGGCGGCAGTCTTGTCGCCCTCCCTTTTTTGTTATACAGTGTTTCTGGGCTTCACATCAGCTTTGTAGACAGGATCATGCCCACCTGACATTGCACGGA